ACTCGCTTGATGCAGACTCCAGACACAACTTGGACCAAGACCAAACTGTGTATGATATGAACAATGACACTAGAAAGTCAAGACTCACACTTGAGATGATCAATCAACTGCGTCATCAAATGCAACAAAGACGTGAAGAACAAAGACAAGATCGCGAACTGTATCAAAAAATGTATGGTGGATCAGTTGCAGACTCGGCCGAACCTACTCTCTAATATATAAGTTCATACATGGCAGGCAGACGCACACTCATGAGAATTGGAGCTTACAAAGCCTATCTTGCTGGAAAAAACAAATTTAATTGTCTCAATAAGCAAAACATTGACATCAATGCCTATCTTGATGCAGGTATGAAAGCTAATGCCAAAGAAAATCTTGCAAAATTAGAAAAAGAAACATCTAATGTTACTCCACAAACACACAATCGCAAGACAAATGTGGTGAAAGCACCGCCAATACCCAAAAAAGACACAGACTACAAGCCAAAAGGTGAAGTTTGTTTCATTATTGCTAACGGTGAATCACGCAAAGACTTTGATCTGCATCAATTGTCAAACAAAGGCTATGTGATTGGAATGAATGTGTTGCCTGTAGTTGAAAATTTTTGGCCTGATGCGTTAGTATCTGTGGACATTGCCACAGTGAAATGGATCTGCGAAAAAAATGTGCCTGACAAACTAGAAATGTGGTCATATCCTAGAGGTGGAGTCAAAGATTCACGTGTAAATCGCTTTCAAAAAGACTGGGGATGGTCATCAGGCCCCACAGCTACTAGACTTGCAATTGAATACAAACATTTTCAAACTTTATACATTTTAGGCATGGATTTTTTCGGCATCACACCAGATGGCACCATCGATGAAAAGGATGGACGCAAAATTAACAACATGTTCAAAGGCAAAGAAAGGTACAGAAAAGCAAGTTCCGACAGAACTTACTTTGGCAATTGGCTGAATCAAATGATCACTAACACATCCAATCATCCTAATGTAAATTTTTACCACGTTGTGCTTGATGGACAGCGATCTCCCAATAAACTAGCACAAAAAACCAATTGGATTGACATTACATACAATATGTTCCAAGAGCATTTGTTAAAAATGCCTAAAAAGAGCTCTTAAAAGGGCTGTGTTTCCCATTTTTGTTAAATATTTGCCACAAAGGAGGCAATTATCATGTCTAAATTTGAAAAACTCCTTGACTTGCTTGTGAACGAGCAGAAGGACGAAGCTGAAAAGCTGTTCCACGAAATTGTTGTGGAAAAATCACGTTCTATCTACGAAGGTATCCTAGCAGACGAGGAAGCAGAAACAACTGAAGAATCAGCAGACCAAGATGATGCTGATGAAGTTGAAGAAGCTGCACACAAAGATAAAAAAGAAAAAGACAAAGAAAAAGACAAAGAAAAGATGAAAGAAGATTCAGATGAAGAAGCTGAGGAAGAAGTTGAAGAGACTGAAGAGCCAGCAGAAGCAACTGATGAAACTATCGAAGAGATCGGCGGCGACGCAACTGATGATTTAATCAGTGACATCGAAGCAGAAGGCGAAGGCATGGACATGGACGACGAAGAAGGCATGGATCATGATGGCGATTTTGACGACGATGGCGACCAAGACGAAGAAACTGAAGAAATGTTTGAACCATTAGAAAAAGAACTTGACCAATTAAAGGCTGAGTTTGCAAAAATGATGGACGCAGATGACGACAAGCCTGAAGAATCTTTCGAAATGGGTGAGTCCAAAGACGCTGATTCAATTGTCAAAGAATATGCAGAAATGGTCAAGTCAGGCCACGGTGCAGAAAAAATGGGCAAAGAAGCAGGTGCTGACCAAAAGAAATCACCTGTTGCCGGCAAAAACAAACCAGTTAATGATGCAAAAGCACACTCAATGGGTGGCGGTGCTGAAGAAAAAGGCGGCGTAGGCAAAGCATTAACAGGTGACACTGCAAAGCCAATGGGTAAGTCTTTCAAAAACGCAGGCGGAATTAAAAAAGCCTCAATGGAAAACGGTCCAAAGGCAATGGAAAAAGAAGGATCAGCAGACACAAAGTCTCCTGTGGCTTCAAAATAAGGAACTAGGATATGCAAGTACTATCAGAACACTTAACATTTGACCAAGCAAAGGTTGTTGTTGAGTCTTCCAACGAAGGTAAGGATCTGTACATGAAAGGTATTTGTATTCAAGGTAATGTAAAGAACGCAAACCAGAGAGTGTATCCTACTTTCGAAATCAACAAAGCAGTATCAAAAGTATCCGATCTCATCGCTGGGGGCCAATCAGTCCTCGGCGAGGTGGATCATCCAGAAGATCTAAAAATTAATCTTGACAGAGTGTCACATATGCTGACATCAATGTGGATGGATGGTCATAACGGGTATGGAAAATTAAAAATTTTACCTACACCAATGGGTAAACTTGTAGAAACAATGCTACAATCAGGCGTAAAACTAGGCGTATCATCAAGGGGATCAGGCAACGTAGACGAAGGAAGTGGTAATGTGTCCGACTTTGACATTATTACCGTAGATGTGGTGGCTCAGCCGTCAGCTCCAAATGCTTATCCAACTCCAATTTATGAAAGTCTTCTCAACATGAAGCACGGACATCAAGTATTGGAAGTGGCTAAAGCAGTCAAAGAAGACAGCAGAGCACAGCGACATCTAAAAGATGGAGTGATCCGATTAATTAAGGATCTGAAAATAGGCTAAAGGAGACTAAACATGCTAGACATAATCAAACAACTCCTTGACAAAGACCTGGTAACAGAAGACACTCGTGCTGAAATTCAAGAAGCATGGGAATCTAAAATATCAGAAGTCAAAGAAGAAGCTAAGACAGAAGTTAGGGAAGAGTTTGCCAAGCGTTATGAACATGACAAGTCTGTAATGGTAGAAGCAATGGACCGACTAGTTAATGAATCTCTCAAAAAAGAGATTGCTGAATTCGTAGAAGACAGAAAACAACTAGCGGCTCAAAGAGTGATGTACAAAAAAGGCGTTAAACCACACATGGAAATGCTTCAGAAGTTCATCACCAAGCAACTTGCCAACGAGATGGCTGAGTTACAACAGGATAGAAAGCAGATGGCAGAACAAGTGGCAACACTTGAGTCATTTGTAACTTCATCTCTTGCAAAAGAACTTAATGAGTTCGAATCAGACAAGAGATCAGTTGTTGAAACTCGTGTGAAACTTGTGAAGGAAGCAAAAGAAAAATTTGCTGAGATCAGAAGTGCATTCATCAAGAAGGCAAGCAAAATTGTTGAATCAGTGGTCAGTGAGAACATCACAAAAGAGATGACTCAATTCAAAGAGGACATCAAGACTGCAAGAGAAAACAATTTTGGTAGAAAGATATTTGAAGCATATGCTTCTGAGTATCTAACTTCATACCTTAACGAGACTTCAGAAGTTCGCAAGATGCAGAAGCAACTCGCAGAAGCCCAAGCACAAATTGATGAGAAGTCAAAGCTTTACGAGTCCACAAGAATCGAAAAAGACAAAATCGAATCAAGACATCGTAGAGACAAGATTCTCAACGAGATGTTACAGCCTCTGTCAGGCGACAAAAAAGAAGTGATGTCCAATCTGTTAGAAACAGTGCAGACAGACAATTTAAAAACAGCTTTCAACAAGTATCTTCCACACGTAATGAAAGATGCTAGAAAGTCAACAATTATATCCGAATCAAAAACAGAAACAACAGGCGACAAACCTAAGGCAAGCACACAGGCAAAACAAACAGATGAAGATGTAGTAAACATCCGCAAATTAGCAGGTATTAAATAGGAGAGGAAAATAAAAATGACATCCCAATTGCTAGAAAGTAAATGGCAAGAAACCAAATCAGCACTTATGGAAGGTGTTGAAGGTACTAAAGCCAAATCATTGGATGTGGTCCTTGAGAACACACGCAAATACCTGTCAGAGCAAGCAACTGCTGGCGCAACATCAGCCGGTAACGTAGCAACTCTGAACAGAGTTATTTTGCCAGTGATCAGAAGGGTCATGCCAACTGTGATCGCCAACGAATTAGTTGGTGTACAACCTATGACAGGTCCAGTTGGACAAATCCACACACTAAGAGTAAGATATGCAGACACAACCACAGGCGGTG